GTGAGTTCTGGACTCTACCGCAAGGTAGAGATCAACGGGATGCTTACCTATCGGATGAACTCATCGGGTACATACAGCCCCAGCCGTCAATACTTCGATACCATTCTTGACGGCTATCGGGACTTCGCTTTGGATACTTCCGAGCTATTCAATGCACGGGACAACGCGGGATTCGAGGAGGATCAACGGATATGGATATAAATTGTTCGGGTTATACTGGGCTGCAGCCAGGTGCTGCGGCCCATTTTTTTTGCCCAGTCCCAGGCGGGGCCGGGGCATAACCAGAACAATTGTTCGGGTTTGACTGGGCCTGGCCGGGCAGCACTAGGTTGAATCGGATCGGGGATCGGGCTTCGGGCTTCGGGGTCGGGGTTAGCTGCTGCTGTCAGTTACTGGATCTCCTTTCTTTCACGCGCACACACCCGCCCTCCCGATCAATAATAAAAAAATGCGAACAATTGTTATTTTTGTGTTTACTTATGCAGTGATTGCGATTACTACTTAGGAAGTGGCGCAAACGTGCGTCCACAAAAACAGAAAAAAGGTAATGAAAACAATGGCTTACTTAACAAACACAAGCTTTTTGACTGCTGGCGTTGAATTAGAGTTTCACAATAAGCGTGGACAATACCGCTCAATTGATCAATGGCGTACGCTTTTGACAGATGCCGGTTTTGATTGGTTGCTGGTAAAATATGACGGTTCAGCAAATGTTGACGTTGAAATTGTCTTTCCGCCAATGCCAGCACATGGGGCTGGCGGTGCAATGGATGATATACGCGCCGTCATGCAATTTATTGAAACCAATGGCGGCAAGGTATCTAAAAAAGGTTGCGGTTTACATGTCCACATTGGCAACCGTGCGGTAAAAGATATATCACCGGCTTACTATTGGACGCATTCAAAAGGCACAATGGCATCAACCGGCGCATTTTTTATGCCGGTTGATAATCAATGCCATGATGTAATGCCAATGGCGTTAGTTAAGGATGTGATTATCAGATACGCCAATCAACAAAACGATGTTGATTTACTATTGCCACCATCAAGACGGGAAAATGGATGCCAAGCGCGTTTCTGCCATTCTATCCGCCGCATTGGTGACAATGGACGCAATCATGACGAGTTCAACAATGCGACAAGCGCGAATGAATTAAACCAAATTTTGGGGCGCAAATTTGCGGCAGTCTCTCTTGATACATGGGCGCGTGTTGGCACCATTGAATTTCGCCAACATCAAGCCACATTAGAAATTGCCAAGCTTGAAGCATGGTGCCTGCTCATTGATGCCATGTTTAGGCATAGTGATGCCAACCGTATTGACTATAGCGCGTCGCGTACCGTCCAAACGTCCACACCCGAGCAACCATATCGCAACGGCTCGCGCATTGGCATGATGTGGGAAACAATTCGGCGCGATGGTGGTTCAACCGTTGCCGATATATCAAGCGTTACAGGTTGGGATGCCGGAACCATTCGCGCTAGGGTATCTGAAATGCGCGCGGCACATGGTGATGACGCTATCATTTGCCACAATATGCAAGCCTATGGTCATTCATATGGCGACAGCCAAGGCAATCATGACCTTAATGGATATGAGGCAATCCAATCGGTAACGCGAACCATTGAAGGCGAAGCGGCATTGCTTCCCGAAAACAGGCTTGGCATTGCGTCAATCTTTGCAGGCTTGGATGATCAAACCTATGAATATCTCAATTCAAGACGTAATGCGCTAAACTAGCGCATTACACAAAACCGCGACTGGGGCGCTTTACAGCGCCCCTTTTTTTGTGCGGTAGGTTACCAGCAGCCGAACAATTGTACGCCATAGGCGCGGCGCTATGGGCTATTAACGCAATGTTTGCATCTAAGGTACCCTATGCCTTGGCAATATGTGACAAGATCGGGACGGGACGGGTATCGTCCCCCCCTTTTCTGTCAGCTTGACAGGCTGACACGTTGCGCCAAGTTCCCCGCAAACAACCACCAAAAAATTTTAAAAAAAAATTTTATATCATATTTCCCTTGATTGTTTGCAATCTTTGCACTAAGTTATATGAAACAACCAAAGGAGGGGTAAATGCCTAAGTTTTTATTAAAGATCAGCGAGGATCCTATTGAGTTTGAGGCTCCTAATGCTGAAGCGTTCCTGGAAGCATGGAAGGGTGTGTTTCCGTGGGAGTATGACAATGACAACACATTCATGCGTATGGCAGCAAGGTCTGCATGCGACTGGAGTGGCAAGTCTATCAGGTTTGATACTGTTGAGGCATTCGCTGCCGACATGATTGACGCTGGTATGCTTGAGGAGGTGGAAGATGTACAAGGCTAAAGACTCCTACAGTATGTGGGACAGCAAGACGTTGGTAAAAAAGCGTAAGGAGCTTAACGTAACGCAGATGCACATGGCCCGGTCTTTGGGCGTGAGTCATCGAATGTATTGTTACTACGAGAGTGGTGAGCAGGACATTCCGCGTTCTATAGAATTATCTGTGCGTTACATGGAGAACACGAAGGGCAGTGACGTTTTGATGCCGACAGGCACGTTAAGTAACTTTGACAAGGATCGTATAGAGCGTTTGTGTAGTGCGTTGAGCGGCGTGGAGGGTACAGACGCTCATATCGACAAGGTTTTGAGGCAATCAAAGACCGAGTTAGAGTATCTGTTGTCAAAGTTTGAATAATAAACTATCATTGGCCTCGTGTATTTTTCATAGAGGGTTAGAGCATGACAAGTTTCATGGGGCCAATGGCACCTCCACCGCCTGCACAGCCGCAGCCACAGGCTATGGATTTTCAGACAGATCCTAATAACAGGCAGCGTTTTCGTCAGTTTTTGAACAATCGCATGCAGCCTCCCATGATGCAGCAGCCGTCTATGATGCAGGCTCCTATGATGCAGCCTCCGGCGCACATGCCTCCCATATTACCTGAGATAGATATATTTGCGCCACAGGGTTATGCTGACGGCGGCATTGTTGGTTTTTCTAATGGTGGTAGTACACAGCCGATTGAGCAAAGGGTTATGAAGAATGGTCAGATAGGTCTTTTCAGGGGCCAGACTTTTCTTGGTTTTAAGCAGGAGCCTGAGAAAGAGAAAGAGTCTCCTCTGTTAAGTCTTGCTAAGTTCAAGGAAGTTCTTGGTCTTGAGGATGGTGGTTCTGTGCCACCGCGCCGTACAGACATTCGTGGTCAGGATCACATGTTGTCGTATATCACGCCTGATGAGGCTGATATTCTTATGGCCTTGGGTGGATCTGGCGAAGCTGGTCCTATGGGTATACCAGCTTACATTCCAGATGATGGAAATCGTGGAAGTGGCAATGACACATCTAACGCTCCAAGCGGCCCTTCTGGTGGCCCTTCTGGCGGTGATTTTGGCGGCTCTGACGCTGATGAGGAAGGTGACGCATCACAGGTAGAAGACATGTTTGATAGTTATGATGACAGTGGCTCTGATGCCGATGAGCAGGGTGATGCCATAGCAGAGCAGGCTGTTATTGATCAGATTATTAGTGATAACGATAGCGGTGACGCGATCAATCAAGCGATACAGAACGCTATGTCTTCTGGCAGTGATAGAGTTGGTGCTGGTTTTGTGGATCCTGCTAACGTGGGTAACGTAGGCACAGGTCCGACTCCAGAGGTTAATTTAACTAGAGATACCCGCGATCCAGAATCATATGCTGTAGTTAATCCAACTGGCATTGCTGCTGTTGATAATCGCTCTACTAGGGGGCCTGATTCTGGCAGAGGGGTTGGGCTTCTTGGCTTAGATGATTTGTTAGCCGATCAGTTTACTGAGCGTGGTTTGGTCACGGATGCGGATCCAAGAAGCAATCAAGTAGTTCTTGGCGGCGGCACTGACAACATGAATCTTGTAAACACATCTCCCAATGATTTAGTAGACATAGGCGCTGCTGGGTTGGGTGTTAATCCTAATCCAAACATTCCAGACATGGCGACAGGAACGCCGGACCCTAACGTCAATATGTTGGATGATTCTGATGACACTACAGCGACTCCTGCACAAAATACTCTTGGCATGGAAGATGAGTATCTTGATGAGGATATTGCCGCTGGCTTTGGGCCGGGTGGAGGTGGCTTAGACACTTTTGCTTCCAGACAGCAACGTGCCGCAGATTACGCCAAAGATATGGGTTATGACCTTACTGATCGTTCTGTGAACAAGCGGGGTGCAGAGCGTGGCTTTGGCGGTATTACCGATCAGCAAAGAGCAGATTTAGAAGATCGTGCCGCACGGTCAATATTTGGTGATACGTTTATGAATACTCCAAGAAACATTAACAAGATATTGGATGACAACAGAGCCACGGGCATTTACACAAATCCTGATGGCACAGTTCGTGGTGTAACAGGTCTACCGGATCCTGAAGCTTTTGGTGGCTTGATGCAGCAGGGCGTTAATTTCGTTGGTGGATTTATGCCCAACTTCATTGGTGAAACATACACTGGCACAGGTGCGGATCCTTTTGATCGTGGTGAAGATCCGGGGGGTTCCGGCGGTGACGGTCCAGATCAGCGAGTCAAGGCTCCAGCAGATCCATGCCCACCCGGGTATAGCTTGGTGAATGGCACATGTACACCAGTAGCAGACAGTGGAGATGGTAATCCTCCCGGCATTGGGGGGATAGGCACAGGACAGCCTCCGCCACCTCCGGCACCTGTGATTGTTCCGTCACCTCGTCAGTCCATGCCATTTGTAGGCACGATGCCTTCTGGTTATGGCACTGCTGTAACAGGTGGTGTTAATCCGCAGGTTATGTCAGAGATGCAGAAGTATGCACAGTTACTGTCGCGTCCACAGCCACAATACCCTGTTGGTTTAGCAAATGGTGGCCCTGTATCTTCCAACTTGGATATGGCAGCGGACAACTTCTTAAAGGCATTGATGCCAGCGGCTTAGTAAATGGATGAAGTCCTTGATATACCTACTGAGTTTCTGACTGATGCGGAGCTTGAGTCTCTTGGCAAGCATCTGGATAAGTACAAGGAGCTTCATGACAGGGAAGAGTATCAGGACAAGTTTTTAAAGTTTGTAAAGCATGTCTGGCCTTCATTTATTGCTGGTGATCATCACAAGATTTTTGGTGATAAGCTGGAGCGTGTAGCGAGGGGCGAGTTAAAGCGTTTAATCGTTAACATGCCGCCGCGTCATACGAAGTCCGAGTTTGCCAGTTATTTATTCCCTGCGTGGGTTATGGGGCAGAAGCCTCAGACAAAGATTATTCAGGCAACGCACACGGCGGAGTTGGCTGTAGGTTTTGGTCGTAAGGTCAAGAACCTTTTGGACAGTGATATTTACCGTGATGTTTTTCCTGACATACAGTTAGCTAGAGATGCGAAGGCCAGTGGTCGTTGGTCTACGGATATGGGTGGAGAGTATTAC